CCAGCATTGAAGTCAGATATATTTGTAGTTATACCAAGAGCAGTGAGGACCGGACAGATCTTACCTTTGCGATCGGCAGCAGCTTGATCAATAGGAGTGGAAATGTTATTTTTGAGGCGAAGAAACAGATCTAGGGGACTACGTTCTGCAAAGTCAGGATGTACATTTGCAACGTCATCTAGCACTAAGTATTTCGTATCATTAGAAACATGTTCAAGAAACTTCTCATCACCACGGGCACAAATAGTATCAGGTTTTTCATTGTGTATCTTAGCCAAATGTGTCATACTATAAGTCATAAGAGCGGACTTACCGATCTGACTGGCACCAAAAATACTAAAAGCGAAACAAGCTGGGACTAGTTTGCCGCTATAACTCTTGGCTTGGTATGTACTACGAATAGTCGTCAAAGAATATAACATTGATGTAAGACTCTTAAGTATAATAGGACTTCTCATACGTTGTATGAGAATCTTTAACTCAGCTAATAAAACATCGGCTTCTTGGACTCCTTTATCATAATCAAACGATGCACCGGGAGAATTAATATGATCGATATACTTAGATTGTACCACTGCGTAAGATTTTGTAAAATCCAACACTTTAGAATCAGAGATGGAAAATCCAGTAAGATTACGCTCAGATGCTAAAACTCGAGACCCCTCAGATATATATTGAGATCCAGCAATAATGGCTTGTAATAAATCTAAACCATCAATGCGTTTCGCGCACTCAACATGTAGAAGTTTCAAATCACCAAGACTAAGATCTATATCTGTATTAAAAGGTAGTAGAATAAACGATAAAAGCTCATACATCCTACTTTTACGTAGATTATCACGTACACCTTCAACATGGATGGCAGCACTCTTAACATCACTAGAACCAAAGAGTAGCGGAAGAACTATACTAGATAATTTTCCCATTACACTTTCATTCACTGAAAAGCCATAGATTGCACCTAAGCCAAGAATAAGTCTAGTCCAATAGTCCTTAGAAGAGAATGACATTGCAGCATATAGTAAAGCCTCGGCTTTGGTAGTTAGATCTTTAGAGTTCTCTTTGCCAATTTCCATAATCAATTTGAGACTTTGTTTAACTAAAGAGTCTAGTTTCTCATTATTTTCATTATCAGAAACTGTAGAAGTGGTATCAGTTGATGCATTGGATTCGGCATCAGATTGATTCACAATTTGATTATAAGTACTAATTGTATCAAAAGGAAGGGAGGCAGGTTCTAAACTACCAGACTGGGGCAAAAGAACATCAGGTCTAGATCGTAGAACAAGAAAATCATATTCCAAGATCGGGATTGATTTGGACGATATATACATTAGTTCCTCGAAGACAAAAACTGAGAACACTAAGTATTTTTTATTCGGGGCTTCTAAAACCAATACCATGCTCTCGGCAGAGTTTGGGGGTCGATCAAAGAGCTCATAATTGGGTATATTCAAGAAATTAGATACCTGGGGAAGTGATTCTAAATAAGCATATACTGCCAAGTCAGTTGGAAGTATATAATCCCAAATATCATAATTTTCACTAGCTTCATCATTAACATAATCTAATATTTGTTCGCCAGTAACCGTGCGAAAATACCGTAAATTTAGAGCGCCTCGTTGGAGACGGCGCTCGCTTAATTCTAAACAAACCTTTCGCTGATGAGGTTGTAAGAATTGGGAGAGAATAAAGAAAAACACATGATTTATATCTGTACAATCGACTGTAGATATACTATCAAAGCGTCTTTCAAACCATAAAACATTTAAGAAAGAGCGAATATTTGGATTAACTAATGTATAGTTAACCATTTGCGTGTACCAATCAGACGGATTCTGATTGTTTCGAATACACTGGAGCAGGTTGGGAGCTACACTAGCTCCCATCGTTGTTGTCATGTAAATAGAGTACTCTTCCTGTATGGAGGAAGAATGATTGTTGATTGTTTGCATATTTTAGGTTAACAGCTCAGGCACCAGACTAAGGTACCTGAACTTTTAACCATGTTACCATGGGAAAAAGTTCAAATAGTTACCATATCCTTAATAGCGTCTTGATTTCACTCAGAATGTCAAGAAACGAATCTAAAACTATAAGCTAAACTGGCCTATCAATGTAG